CGGTCAAGGAAGAGAAGCCGGAGTTTGCGGTCATCAAGGAACTCATCGGCAAGTTGGACAAACTCGACCGTAAGGAACAGCCCATGCGGGTTGATGTCGAGGGCGACCATGTGACCGTGACCAAGGGCGATGATGTTGTGAGGGCGAAGAAATGATTCCAGCAGCAATACAAGCCATCCTTACACCCCTCCTTGGTAACGGGTTGAACCTCGTTGCCAACGCCGTCATGGCAAAGGGCAAGGACTATGTCGAAAAGAAGTTGGGCGTGGAACTGAAGCCGGATATGTCCAGCGAAGACTTGGCAAAGGTTCAGATCGCACAGATGGAGCATGAGGAAGAACTGCTGCGGCTCCGTATCGAAGAGGACAAACTTGACCTTGCGGAGTTGGAACTCCGTCTCAAGGACACAGATTCAGCGCGAGATCGGGAGGTACAGGTCTCCACATCTGACAAAGCCCCCTTGCTTAACAAGATCGTGACCCCCGTTCTCGCGCTGTCTATTCTGCTGCTGACCTTCGTGCTGTTTGGTGTAGTCATGTTTGACAATACCCCGGTCGAGGCAAGCCGCAAGGACATTCTCATCTACACCCTTGGTGTCTTAAGTGCCATTGCAAGTCAAATTGTTAGTTATTACTTCGGCAGCAGCCAGTCGAGCAAGGACAAGACCGACGCACTTAAGGAGGCTATCAAGTGAGTCTCGTAGCAGAACAGGCGGCGTTCCTGCTGGATGTCGCCAAACTCGTTAACAAAGCGACTGAACTGGGCTTCGTCGTGACGGGCGGTGAACTTGCCCGTACCCCGGAACAGCAAGCCATCTATGTCAAGACTGGTCGCAGCAAGACGATGAACAGCATCCACCTCAAGCGGTGCGCCATCGACTTGAATTTCTTCCGCGACGGCAAGTTGACCTACGACATCCCTGCTCTTACGCCGGTCGGTGAGTATTGGCAGAGTCTTAACCCCAAGAACCAATGGGGCGGGTTCTGGAAGTCATTTAAGGATGTGCCGCACTTCGAGCGCAGGGTGTGATGGCGAGGAAGGAATCGAACCTTCATTCACGGAGTCAAAGTCCGTTGTCCGACCTTTAGACGACTCGCCAGCCGTTTACCAAGTGTCTCGGTAGCCCCGGCTGCATCGCCAGTTTGGGGGCGGTACTCGACCCCAGTCTGTCGCCCAAATTTGCCGTAATCGCCTTATAAACGCTCTCATGGCATACCCTCAACGCTGTAGTTGGTTGATGGGGAGCGCCAATCCTTTGGCACTTCCCCGGTGATCCACGACGGGTCTGCCCACAACAGCCGATTGTTAGGGTAGGCAATCCATTGGCCCGCGTCTAATGCAATGATGTGATGGTCTTTCGATTGGTCAGGCATTTCGCTCCAACCGCCATCACACCAAAATATCGTCATCAAGTATGTACCCGGTCGCTGCACCCCGTCACGACCTATTGCCTTGACTCGGTGGTTACGCAGGAACGCTACTTCTTTAACTTGACAGTTGCGGCTAAACGAGTCCCACCACACGGTAAGCAGCAGCGTCATTTCTGGGCAGGGCTTGCTGCATAGCGCGTGGATTGGGATACGCGCCCATTGTGCGCCTGACTCCAGCATGACTTGGAAGTAAGGTACGCGCATAGGTTCTGCACGAAAGCCGAATACGGTGCAGAGGGTAAATTCACCCTTGCCCTTCTTATGGTCGTGCAAAAACTCATTACGCACATAAGCCGTAATGTACGGCGTGTCGCACCAAAAATTCATATTAATCCTTCTTTGTGTAATTGCATGATAGTGCGAGCCATGCCTTCAAAGTGCGCGAGACGCACATAGTCTCGTTCAAGGTCGGTGTGTGATCGTCGGTCAATAGCGTCGTGGCAAGACGAACAGGCCCACGCTCCGAGGATGTCGGGCGATTTCATGCCAATCCCAGATACCCCGGCAAGCCGGTAGTGAGCCAGCACAGTTGTCTCGCTGTTGTGGTTGCACACCCCTGGGATACGCACCATGCAGCCCCTGCCCTTGGCCTCTTTGCGCAAATTCATTAAAACAAATCCGTAGTGTGTTGATGCAAAGCAACAATTAATTGCGGCCAACTGCGAAATGAATGGTTTAGTTGCTTGTTTTCAATTTCCAATGTGTCGGCTTTTAAAGAAAACGAACTGCCGTCAGATCGCTCTCGGATTTCGTCTTTGCGGTACAATTTTGCGCGGTACAACAGCGACTCTTTAGTAATCCACCCGCAAAAAGTCAGATAGTTGTTTGTCTTGTTAAAACTTAAAAACAAATAAACGTTGCAATCAAATTTGATTTGAGAGCGCAACAAGTTGTTAACGTAATCGCCACGCGGCGGGGTCGTGCGACCCATAGTCTTAACGTCAATCCGCAATCCAAACAACTCAAAATCAAACCCGCCGTCAAACCCAGTATCGCGCTGCATAAACGGCGTGCATAACGCCATGTTTACCATGTTCTGTCCAATTACCCCAACCAACTGTTGTTCTGCCGTGCCGTCACTACCGTCGCCACGGTTTCCCATCTTTACAGACTCGGAATACCGCTGGCTGGCTTGAATGACAAACTCCGGCACTTCAACTGTGAATGGCATTTGCTACCCCTCGTAAGGCTGCGGTATCACAATGTTTATTTCGGCGCATTTGGCCTCGATGAACATTAAATAATCGGTAAATTCTTGTTTATTCAACGCCGAGGATCGTTTGAGCGGTCGCATACGCTTGCGCCCAAAGCCCTCTAACGTCTGCCAACCAAAACATTCACCTAAAAGCCATTCATGCACATCATCCCTCGTAAAACCGCCTAACGCTTCGCCACCGCCCTCCATAATGGCCGGATACACCACGCCCCATAGGTAAGCGTTCTGCTGATTGGTGCGCGGTTTTTTCCATTCTTCTACCGTTACTGCAAAGGGTTTGCTCGGCAGTAACCGATACATAACCTCTACGGCTTTTAACACCTGCTCAACGGGCGTGCCGATGGGGAATATACGTTTCATCGTTCAGATGCCCTTACACGCGCAGCGGTCTGTTTCCATGCGTGCGCGTACTCAACATTTTGGTAGGTGTCGAACCACGGGCCACCTTCCGTAAAATGCACGCAGGTTGGATCAGGAACCTGCGCCCGTGTATGCCAACCTTCCAAGTAGTTAAATGTCGTCGGCAACCCACCGATGTTTTTGTCGTTGCACCACATAAACCGATGCAGGTACATCCCGGTTTCTGTGTTCACAATGTCAGGCGTCAACCCCTGCACCATCGGGTGTTCGCAGTTAAAATACATGAACGATGACCAGTTCTTGCGAGGGTATTGTCGCTGCGCTTGACCGTCCATCTTGGTCAACGCGGTAGGTTTGTAGTCGTGTTTGACTAACCATACCGCGATGTCGGGATTGTTGTAGTCAAGCAGCGGGGTTAAATCTTTCCGCACTAAAAAGTCGCAATCCATGAACAACGCTCGACCCTTAAAGTTGCAGAGCGCAGGGACAAGAAATCGCGAAAAACTGAACTCCGTCGCTGACATGGGGTCAGGCGCACGCCAATACAGCCCCATCTCACGCAGGTCGTCCAATCGCAGCGCCAGCACTTCGGCATCCATGTGTTCAAGGATGGAGGCGCGTGCGACCTCATACGCGATATCCTCGCGGCTGTCGTAACCGATGAAGATTTTGAGTTTCAAAACGGCAAGTCCTTATCATCGTCAAACGGGGTTTCATCCATCACAGGCGCACGCTTCGGCGGTGCTGCGGTTTTAGACTCAAATTTCAAAGACATAAACTTGTCGCCCGATTTTTTGGATTCTTTAATCCACGCGGAAATGTTCATATCCACGTTGTTGATCACGCACGATCCACGGTACATAGGTGCCTTGGCGTTGCCTTTTTGATTGTTTTTGAACAAAACTCCGCGCATATTTGGGTCGTAAGGGGTGTCGTAATTAGCCACGATTTAACTCCTGTAGTTTGTTTAACTTTTCTTCCAACTCGTTCAAGAACTTTGTTACTTCAATTTCTAGTTCAGCAATGCGCTTGTCGTCACGCGGCACCCGCACGATGAGCAGTTGCAGATGCTCGGGCAGGCGCGGGTCGTAGGACGCAAAGTCGCACCACGGACGCCGGGTACACGCCATCTGCCACTGCATTTGGGTCACGTACTTCTCGGGCGGCTTACCGGCCAACAGGTACTCAAGATGGGTGGCCGTGTTGGCACACTTGAATTCCACGCAGCCTTCCCCTACTAGTCCGTCTGGGGACGCGCCAGAGCCTGTAATGGCGGGGTGGTCAATAAACCCCACCTCCTCCACCAACTCGCCTGTACGGGCGCTGTAGGCGGCCCTAGCGTTAGGTTCTTGCTCGATACCCCACTCCATCGCGGCGTTGCTGAACGAGGACGCTTTCTGCCCCGTCAGCCGTTCCACGATGAGGTCGGCCATGTAGTTCTCACGGCTTGCCGAGTACCCGGTCTTGGTCTTGGCTACAACGTCAGCCACGCGGCTAGCGGTGACCTTACCCAACCGGGCTGCAAACCATTCGTCGGTGCGCTGTTCCATCACGCCAGTTCCTTCTTGCGGTTCGTAAAAGCGTCCATGTGCAA